CTGAGAGACGTTACCTTGTAAATTATTCGTTGGCATAATAGTAGCTCCGATAGCTATTGTTTAACTAAATTTCGCGTCAGGGAAAGCTGCGCTAAACGCCGCATCCGCTGCCGACTGTGGTTTTGTGCTTGGTGCCCGAACTTTTGGCTCGGTGGCGAAGCCTTGTTTAACTTTTGGTGCAAAACTGGCTGTGCGGTTAAGCTCGCCAATTTTCGCGGCCAACTTGATTGGGTTAGTCTGCAAGCTGGCTAATTCTTGCAATAGCGCTTTGTTGCGACCCGCCGCTAAAACAACTGCTGCCGGGTCTTTTGCTAGGTCGAGAATCATGTTTTGCGTTGCAGGACTAAGCACTGAAGTTACTGCACTTTCTGCGGCGGTATAATCCGGCGCTTGCTTTAGCACTTCCGCTTTTCGCACTGCGTAGCTTTGTTGCTTTTTCTGCAACTCGGCTGCAAAACTTTCTTCTTCGGACTGTTGCTTAGCTTTCGCTGCCTCGACCTTGGCTTGGTTTAACGCCCAAGATTTGGTCTGCTTGCGAAACTCTACTTCGTCCCAGTCACATGACTCTAGCGTTGGCTCTGGCAGCTCTTGCGGTTCATCGTGTTGCACTGCTGGCGCAGCAACTGCCGCTTGCTGCTTGAGCGCTTTATTTTCACGCGCTAATTCTTTTTGTCGTTGCCGTAACTGTTGCGCCCAATTGGGCGCATCTTCTGGCAACTCAATTTCGTCTTCGTCTGCGGTAGGCGGCACCGCTTCGCCGTCAATGACCAGTTCTAAATCTTCGCTTGGCGCTTCTTCTGAGACTTCAACCGATTCAACTTCTTCAGTGGTTTCAGTTACTTCCGGCGCTTCGCTCGAATCTACAACCCAATCATCTGCGGCTTCTACAGCCTGATTTTCAACGTCTGACATTTTTAACCCTTGTTTGTTACTCGATATGAGGCTATCGGAGGCCGTCAATATTATGGCGCGCCAATGTTTTGGCGTCAAGTAAATGACATTAAGTGGTCGGAGCAGTGTTTTTTAGTGGGTGTGCTATTGTTTCCTAAATTCCATGATGGGAGGCTGAAAGTGTCAAACAACTTAAATGCAAACTTTAAAATATTGCCAGACTGTTCGCAAGACGAGCTGCAATCTGCCATCAATGAGGCTATGACTCAAATTGCCAAAGATAACGAAATGACATTTGATGAAATACTGAATTATTACAACAAGCTGCCAAGCACAAAGTTTTACATCTCGCTTGTTGCGGCAGGTATTTTGATCGGTAGGAAAAATGAATAAAACCTATGATGTGTATTTGTGCAGAAACACAACCGAACCAAAGTCTGTGCTTCTTCAGATTTATGAGGAAATAGCGCGCTGGGAGGCGATACATCTTGGTGTTATATCGGGTAAAGAGCTAACAACCTGTGGCGGAAAAATTGTGATAAGTAGACCGAAGCCATATATTAAAAAAGCCCCATAAGGGGCTTCAATCACTAAGCTTTCGCCTTCTCGGGCTTCTGCTCTTTATACTCTGCGCCATCTAGCGCATCATTCGGCGTGTCGGTAATTTCCCAGCGGTCATGCTCGATGTGGATTAGAGTCAGAGTTTCACGGCTTGCAATCCTATGGCTGGTTTTCAGCCAGAAAGATTTTCATTTATACAGATTCGATGTATGGCGTTGCACCGCCTGAAGTTAAAGCTCTACTGGTTCAGTACGCCGAACAGTTGCGAGATAAAATGAATGTCGAGCACCCTGTGCCAGTTAAATAATGCGAAAGGTTGGTCAAGTCTGAAATTGACAGGAAGGCGAAGGAAGCAATGTTTTTTGGTAATTTAGATGGCGTATTCAAAGAAGCATTTTTGAAAGAGCTTGAAAATATGGAGATTCGGAATGAATAAAACCTATGATGTGTATATGTGCAGGCGGAAAAATGAACAGCCAGAGCAATATCTTTTTGGTAAGCCAGTTTATGTATCAACTCTAAAATCTCTAGCCGCAGACAGCTTTCTTGCTGCGTTCAGGCAGTCCATTGAACGCGAAAACATCTGGCTAACGCCTAGATTGCATAGAGTTACATTTGATGAGCAGTTCATTTGGTATGACAAGAAAGATAAAGAGGATCGACTAAGAGCCGTTCTGGAGCTGTCTTTACACCTTCGTATAAAAGGCGGCTATGCAACAACATACGATAAATTAAAATACTTTATCTTGTCCCGCATGGATAAATAAATAAAGCCCCATAAGGGGCTTTATCACTAAGCTTTAGCCTTTTCAGGCTTTTGCTCTTTATACTCTGCGCCATCTAGCGCATCATTCGGCGTGTCGGTAATTTCCCAGCGGTCATGCTCGATGTGGATTAGAGCAAAACCTTCATCACCCTTCTTGTAAACCCGCTCCGTTGCTAGCTTCACGTACATTTTTGAATACCTCGCTTTCGATTTTCAATGACTGAACTTGTTTTAGGTTAATCTCTGCGCCAACCTTTGCCGCTTCCAGCTCAAGCCTTGCTGCTTCAATCTGTAGTCTTGCCACTTCGACTGTATAGTCTAGCTGAGCCTTCTCGCGTTGTACATTGGCCTTTTCCATTTCCGCTTGTGCAAGCATGGTATTAGCGTCAGGCTGCTGGTTTTCCTCAGCCTGCGCCTGCTCTTCCAGCATTCCCCGTTCTTGATCGTTTTTAGGCTCGACAACGCCTTGTAACAACAGCTGTTTGCGGTTGTACTTGCGCAAGTCGTCCAGCCCTTCACCCTCTAGGTTGTCGATGATCATCGACAAAATGATAGGATGATTCGGGTTATCTGGCGGTGTCGCTGAGTAAATAGGCGTCAATTTACTGACGGTTTGGTCTCTGCGTGTCGTAAAGTCTGCGCCGACATCGACGACGACTTTCAGCTTGGCTTTGTCGATGCCGTCCATTTCTTCGAACGCTTCTTCGCCTTCTTCGCTAATCATTGAGCGCTTTTTGTTGCCTGAGTAAACGTTTTTACTTGCCGACAACCACACTCGCCCAGCGTGTTGCATGGAAAAGCTTAGGTTGTCCATATAGACGCCAGCGTGTGCGTCACTGCGATTGATTAGTGCGTTGACGGTATCCTCAGCCATATTTGATGGGATAGCGCCATCACCCATCGCACCTGTTAGGTCTTGGATTGACTGGCCAGTATACTGCAACAGGCCAACCATGCCTTGGTTAAGCTGCGCTGGCTGCGTGTAGCCGATAGCCTCGGCGTATGCCACTGGATTGCCTGCTTTGTCGCGCAGCGCAGTAATCGGCAGAAATGCTGGTCTGTTCTTGTTTCGACCGCCCCACGTTTTCATAAACGCATCATTGAGCATTTCAACTGGCACAATCGGCGTTCCTTCAGTGCCAAGCGTTGCCGCATCCGCCAGCATGGAAACCATGAGATTATCCAGCCGCTGCACATCACGCGCTGAGGTGGCGTGACCTTGCACCCGCTCTTGACCATCAACAAACCAGCGTTGGCCATAAACTGGGATGATCGGGATATACTCAAACGGCAATAACTCCGGTTTGTCTAACCACCCTTCACCGTCCATCGTTCCGCAATAGACACGGCGGCGCTTCACTTTGCGGCGTCCGGTTTCGAAGTAGACCACATCAACTTCAAGCTGCTCCAACGTTTCGTCGTCTAGCTCGCTTTCAAAATAAACAGCGGTCTCGCCCAGTAGCGGATTGGTATACGTCACCAGCTCGTCACGTTCTATTTTCACTTCGTAGTAGCGCGCAATGTAAACCAAATCCGGCGCACAAAAGTCTTGATTGCGCCCACTGTTGATGATGTTGATTGAATAGCCGTCGCGCTTATACTCTTCTCGGAATGATGCGGCAGGCATGCCAAAGATGTCAGTCGCCCACATGGCATCCTGCTTGTCCATCTCGCGGCTGGTTTCATCAAAAAACACAGATGATGCAGCATCAAAGACGGCTTTAAACTTGATGCACATGTCCTCGTTGCCTGGGTCCAGCTCGTCCTCGTATTCAGCGCACAACCGGAAAGCACCAAAGCCGCCTGTAATCGCGTCCTCGTATGCGTTGGTAATGGCGTAGTCTCCGTTAGACTCGACGTAATCAGCGCGAAATTTGCGGTTTGCTTTGTCGCTTAGCTTCTGGTTATCCTCGCCAGTAGCTGGCTTGAACTGCACGTTAATGCGGTTCTTGCGCATCTCCGAGCTAATCCGGCGGATTTCTTTCAGCAGCTTATTGACCTCAAAGCGCGGATACTTGTCCATCCGCTCGCGAAGGTCGGTACCGTTAAACGTCTGACCTTCCCACTGCGCACCAACAACACGCACGAAACGGTTGGTCTCGATAATCTTTTCGCGCTGTTGTCGCAATGCTTCGTTGTTGACTGTTTTATTGATTAAGTCCTTTGCCGTTGCATGCCAATCTGCTAGGCGCTCTTTGCTAAATCTGGCCATCTGTTACCATCCAGTGCTTGGAATGTTGAATTTGGAATAGTCTACCATTTTTATTGGATTATAGTCGCATAGAGTCATTATTACTGCGTCGGTCATGTTGGGTGACTTCATACCTAGTTTTTTCATGTCGTCTTTGCTTAGCACCTGAAACACGCCGTTACCAGTGCGCTTGCGTGGTATGCGGCACATCTCTGAGCGTAGCGCCGGAATGTTGATACCTTCACTTGCAAAACTAATCATCTCCGCTGGGTCGATGTAGTCTCCGTGAATAACCGCCCTGTGTGTCTTGTAGCAGCGCTGGCGCAATTCGTAATACCTCTGCGCTCTAATGTTGGCAAATAGCTGACCGTTTAGCACTGCGTTTGTTGTGCCGTCAGATTGCATATCCGCAGCTTCGTCGGGGTTTTCTACGCCGCCAGAGCCGAAAAATTCTTTAATCTCGATATTTTTACCGGTGAAGCTGTCATTAATTTGACGCCTCAGTGACAAACCAAGGCCTTGAGCGTCGAATACAAATACGTTGGCACCAGCGTTGATTGCGTAGCTCGTGGCGACGTCGCAAGCGCTGTTTGCGTCACCGTCTGCCATGTCCCACACTTTAACCATGACCGAACCGCGGCGGTGTGCAAAAGCTTTATTATCCCCGCTGTCTGCTGGGTCGTGCGCCACAAAGTTGGCGCCAGTATCTTTCCACTTGAGCTTGATATGAGCATCAACGCAAGCATCAAACCACTCGGCCGGAATGATCGCATCTTCTACATGGTCGTTGAACTCTCCTTCCCAAATGTGGTCGTACATAGCCCGTGAAAAGTTGTTATAGCAAAACAGGCGGTCAGCCTCTAATCCTGAGTCGTGAAACCATGGGTTATCGTTGTAGTTCATCTTGATTATGAGGTGCAAATCATCTTCATAAATGCCGTCACGGTCTAGTACATCTTTGAACGGCACTATAAACCGCCTGCTGAACGGGTCGGCGCTTGATGCTGGGTTGCCAATAAAAAACATTTGCGCGTTGTCGGTGACATCTTCTTCGGCGGCTTCTGCTTGCTTTTCTGGGTCAAACCGCGTTGGCAATCCTGACTTAGCGGCGTTACGCGCTGTCGGTGTCAGTATATCCAGCGATTTCTGGCTGTAAAATTGGCTTTCTTCAGATGCAAAAATATTAAATCCAGCCGCTGATTTTATACCGTCAGGGTTGGTTGCAATGCCTGAGTATTGAATTTCACCGCCGCGATTGTGGTGGATTGATGTCAACAGCGGGCGGAATCCTTCAAGGTTAAGCCGTTTTATTTCCTCTTTCATCAGGGCGTGAACCGACTTGCTGATGTTGGCCATGTATTCGCGGATGCAAAACGCCTTGTGTTTTAGCTGTGCCACTCGAAACAGAATAATGTCAGCAATACCGACCGACTTTGACGAGCCGCGACCGCCGATAATCACAATGTATTTTTTCTTGGTTTTTAGTGCAGGCTCTAAACAGTCGGCTATGTAGCAAGTTGCAGGCTGCTCAGTCTCAATCCACTTGCCATCCTCTAACATGATGTTTTTTGTTAGTCCGCGCTCAGGATGCACCAAGCCGAAGATAAATCCAACCGCCTCAGTATTGGCGGCAGAAACAAGACTCTCAACAGCAGCAAGCTTGGCGGAAGTTAGGCGTTTCATTGCTTGGCGGACTCTCGGCGCTTAGCCAGCTGCCGCTCTCGACGCCACTGGTTAAATCTAATGACTGCCGCGAACGTCCTTTCAACCGCCAGCATGATGACGCCCCAAGCGGTGATTGATTCGAGGATGGATATCTGATGGAGCTGCAACATGATTGGCTGAACCCACTCCGGCAGCCAATCCGGCTTACTGCTGCTGATTTGGTAGCCAACCGAAAGTCCAGCGAACCACGTATAGATTTTGTACTGAACAGAATCAAGTATTGGATTGATTGCGCTGGCTAAGTCGTGCCATCCGTCTTTTGTGCCTAAGTTCACGTAATCGCTCTCGCTTGCAAATGTTAACTGTTGCCTTAATGCGATTGTAGACGAAAAACCCACCAATAAAAAGGGCGACCAACTCCAGCACGTTTGCGCCCTCCGTAGCAGACAATAAAAAGCGCGTACAAATCCACCGCGCCAATGAACCAGCCTATTGAATTGTAATACAGTGTTTCGGTTGCTGGGAACAAGAACGCATCAATCGAGCCTAGATAGTATAACCCTGCCGTACATAGCATGGCATAACGGAGCTGTGATTTTAATTTGATGAATGCTGTGGCGGCTGTGGCGCAAATAATGGCTGATGATAGGCTGAACCAGAAGTCTGACACCGGAGTTAAAAACAGAAGCCACAAAAAGCAATGAGTAGCAACAAGCAAAACTGCCTGCCTGTTAATGAAAACAGCGGCACAGAATGCCGCCATCGTCAGTATGTCAGCGTTGAATGCTGTCATTTTTTTGGTGGCTTCGTGCCGTTAGTGCGCGGCTTCTTTTGCTTTACTGCCATGTTGCTTGCTCCTATGTTGGCAACGCTAGTTTAGTTCTTTTCTGGCGGTAGGCGCAAGTAGCCTGCGTCATGTGTTTTTGTAACTCTCGTTGGAGTACCTAACCATCAAAGATTCAGCTACTCGTTTATCTGATTGCGTGCCGGCTAATTGAATTGCCAATTCTCTCTTGCGCTTAAGCCATGCGGAGTGCGCTAATTTTTGGCATGAAAAAGTTCCTAAATGCTCTTTTTTTCCACTGAATGGGTTTGAACAGCTTGAAACAAATTTACCTATTCCTTTATGCCAAGATACCCCAATGGGGTAATTTCCTCTCCGGTTGGACTGCTCAATTATAAAGTAGTTTACAATCGGCTCTACAAATAAACATGATTCTGGGCTGTATATCTTATTGCCTCTATGCAGGAGATCCTTATCAAGCTGCTTCCCTTGCCAGTCTTGCGTGTCCATCCACGCTTTGAAGTTGCTAAAGGTCAGCCACTCATTGCATACAGAGCAATTTTCGTAAGACTTGTATTTTGTTTTTGCTTGCTCAGAGTAGCATCTTGAAAGCATGCTGTACCAAGTAGAATGAATTAAGCAGTACCACACAAGCTTTTTCTTTCCTTCAATTGTCTTGAAGTGTTTTGTTACGTAGCTTGCATCGTTTATTCCGACACCGAATAACATCTTGTTAAAACCAGCCATAATCTCTACCCTCTGAGACTCCTGAATTAGATTTGCGGCAACTGGCTTCAGGTGTGACCAGCTTTCGGGAGCTAACCTAGCCGCAATTCAATATTAGCATAAGATTCTATTTTAACTGCTCCGACCACTAAAAAGAAAAACCCGCCGAAGCGGGTAAATAAAAACATAACTCTTGTTCTGGTCTGCATCGTCGCCACCAGTTGCAGTCACTGGCTGAAAAGGTTAAAACCCGCACGGAGGCTGTGCGAAAAAATCCCTCGGCTGCAACAAATTCATACAGAGTAGCAATGCGGCTCAGGAGTGCCAGTCTAATCTCTGTAATCTGCCTTTGTTGCCAAGCGTGAAAGTGGTCGAAGTGCTTGGATTCGAACCTGCAACCTACGACTTAGAACGACGCTGCGCTATCCAATTGCGCTAATGGTGCATGTTGGTAATAAGCTGGCCTCTGGTGTGTTTATGAGGCTTTTTGCCATAGTAGGTTTTCTTTTTCGGCCATCCTACAAGCGCAATCACCACTTGCGCATTCAGCTTATTGGCTTTGGTGTTTCAGTTGCTTATGCGGGCTTCGATATTTTAGCGGGCGAAGATTGTTACGTTTTCACAAACTCTCTATTGCCTCGATCACTTGCATAAGTCTACTGTTAAAATTCCCGATACCCACGTATCGCAGGGGTCGCGTGAAACACCAAACCAATAAACTGCACCGCGTCTGCGGTAACTTAATCTGTATAAGGTCAGTAAGCAACTTGGCGGAAGCACTGACCTTTTTTTGAACATCCCAACAATTAAGATAAGAGGTTCGTCGGCGGCCATGAACCCACAACCCTAAACCGACAAGCCAAATACTAGCGCAATCCATCGCGCTATACAAGTCCGACCAGTTAACTTTCAACTTGCGCCATCAACGCCACAGCTTGCGCATGAGTCAACAACGTGACCTTACCGCTGCCAATGGTTAGCTCGTGCTCAATTCCGCTTCCGATTGAATTAGCGTAATCAATCAGCCGCTGCAACTGGCTTGGCTCGATGGACAAAATAACCAGCTCAACGCCTTGGTACGTAAATACCCTTGGCGACTGGCTGATTGACTGCGCTACGGCGTCCGTGTTGTAGCTGGCTTTTGTTATTACTGCGTATTGACTCATATCATAAACCCAAGTAAATGAATCGGCCGAACGCAATTGAGCTGGGCAGATAATCTGTTTGCTGCACATTTCCGTTCATACTGTCCGTGCTGCCAGTGACGTTGTGCGTATGACTCTGCGACTCTCCGGCAGATATGAACGCCGCAATATTTACGCTATGGGTGTGCGTGCTTTCGTCAGACGTGCTACCTTGGATTGTGTGAGTGTGCGCTCCAGTGCCTGTGGTTTGTGTTTCGCTGTTGGAGCCGTTGCCAACGTTAAAATCACTGCCAGAAGCGCCACGCACGCCCATGCGGTCATATTTATGCTCATGGTTTCCTGTGCCGGGGACTGTATTAAGATTGCCAGCGCCGTGACTGTGCGCCGTACCTCCGCTGGTGGTCGTGGCTGGCGGGTCAATGCTGTGCGTATGCCCCTGACTAGCATTCCCAGAGTTTACGTTAAAACCTAACGTCACGTTTGGGAGCGCAGACCGAGCAATTTTAACAGAGCCAACCAGCGCGCCAACAGAGTGACTTAATCCTGCACCGACAACGTACCTATCCATGCTGGTTGGTATCTGGCTAGAAATCCCCAAAAGCGTGCATACCTGTTGCTGGGTGGTTGTTAGCGAGCTAACAAAGCGACCGTTCATCAGGATCCAGCCATCGTGATCGTCGGTTCTGTAAGCTTCTTTTATGTCGCCGTTTTGCGCAATATTACCCTTGAATTTCCTTTGCATGTAGTCAAGAACGCGGCTGGCCGCTAACTGCATCATCTGGCCATTGTCGTTAAAAACAAAGCCGTCAGTGTCGGCGATAATCACTGAGTTATCCCTAGCTGTACTGCCGTCGATTACAGATACTTCTGTTGAAGTAACTTCCGATTGCGTCAGTATGCCGTTAGCGTCCGAAACAATGGCTCGGCTTGGTTGCAGTATTGTTGATGCTGTCATGACGCCAGACGCATTGGTGCGCATCATGCGATTGGCCGCCCAACCATCCAACGGAGCGATAGAAACATCAGTAAACGGCCGAACCCGCAACGCTCGCCACGGCTGCGCGGCATTAGTTGTGCCGCCCCGAACCATTAAAGGCTGACCGTCGGATTTAATCATCTGCAAATTAAGGCTGTCGTTTTGGCGGGCAAAATAGCATGCCGGATAAGTCACGGTGAAAGACTGCCCAGCAGTTACGTTAATCGTTGCACTTGACTCGTGCGTTTCCGAGCCTGTCGCTGTAGCTCGAATGATGTTTTTGATGACGCCAGAGTATGCTTCGTGCGCAACGCACGTGATTGACGCCACGCAGATATTAGCAGCGATTGTTGTGTCGAAGTCGAATGCAACGCCAGCCGATTGTACCGATCCGTTTGGTGCGAAAGCGTTATCAATTGACCCAAACGATAGGAATGTTGGCGGGTTTAATCCAGTCAAATCCGCGGTAATACCTTGCCATCCCGCAGGGAACCATACGATAGCTTTGTTCGGGTCTGAGTTGAACGCCTCTGATTTGAACACAACATTCTGACCAGCCGATGATACGCTATGGCTTGGTGTGCTGGACACGCCGCCACCCAAGTGCAAAGATCCAACGCCAGTTGACACGGCAGTCTTAAACCATGAGCCGTCATCGTCCTGTACTGCAATCAGCGTATCTTCTTTGTAAAGCTCAAGCTTTCCGCTCGTCGAATTCATCGCAAAACGATAGCCGTTGACGCCTGTGCCTTGAATGCCGCCATTCTTGATAGTGGCAATCAAGGTTTGCAACTCTTCGCCCGTGATGGGTAGGACTACATTATCCGTCATTTTAGTACCTCAACTTTCTTGTTGTCGCTAGTAGTTATAAACGCGCCGCCTTGGACTTGCACGCCTTCTGTGTTGATGCGGCAAGGCACTTGCTGCCAGCGGTCGTTTGTTGTGTTGAATATGGTCATCGGGTTGCAGGTGCCTAGTGGTTTAAAGCTGATGTTTTTGATTACACAATTGATTTGATCGCCGGAGTTATTCCGTGTGAACTCAATGGATGCAGGCTTAACTGTGTAGTACGCTTTTTTTCTACCAAGAGTATTGAATAGCCTGTCACCAAAAAAGTTAGTGGTGGTAGGGCTGACGCGCATAGGGCCAACGCCAGTCACTTGCTGGTAGGACTCAACTTCGTACTCAATAAATCCTTGCTCGGGGATGTTTGCAGGCAGCAAGAACTGCAAGCCGCCTTGCCCGTCGCCTATGTATTGCCACCGCCCCCCACCAAGATAAGCCCACTGACTACCCTTGCTGGCAGGATTTTCAAGAACGCTCTGCGTAATCAACTCAGCCCCCAACCCCGTCGGCGTAGGAAGCTGAATAGACTGATTCCTGTCGCCCATTTCCCACAGGACGCCGTTTATTTTGATGTCGTATTGTAGGCCGGAGAAGAAGTTAGCATAAGCGCCTGTACCATTACCCCGGCAACCTATTAGTGTTGGCGCTGTTGGTTCTCTTGCTGTACCACGGGTAAATCCAGATGTGCGGACCAGTGTACCGCCTAGACCGCCCTCATAAAGCTTAGCCTCGGAGCCTATTAGCGTTAGGCCGTATCGGGTTGAAGATTTAAAACCCTGCGCTTGCGTCATAATAACGACCCTAGGCGCGCCGCCGTAAATCACTTCCAAACCGCCAGACGCTGTGAAAAGCTGAAACTCCATAGATGCCGAATTTGATGTGATGTTCTGCGAGATGATAGCCTGGGTAGCAGTCATTACAACAGCAGGACTCCAAAACTCAAAAGTGTTATCACCCTCAATATTAATCGCCCGATTAGCCAGTTGGCCTCGATCGTCGATGCCGTCGAAGTTATAAGCATAACAAACCCTATCAACGACAGAGATACCACGAGTAGCTATGCCAGTCTGCGATATGCCAGCGGTTGATATACCCCGCTTTACAATGGCCATTACGGCACTTCCACAACTGCCGCGCCGGTGCACACGATGCGTAATGATACGCCGCCGCCACCAACTTCTAACCGGTAGGTGTCATTTGTAGCAAGTGAATCGCTAGTGTTCTGCCATGTGCCGTTAACAAGCTGCTGGATGACAACCGTACCCCCGTTTAGAGTTACGCCAATCAGGATTTTCGTGTCGTTGCGAAATGACTGCCCAAACTCGTACGGCTGTGCTGAAGTTACTAATGACATATTATTTCCCCTTTAGCGCAGCTTCGATAGCTTCTAAGCGCTGGATTAGTTCTGTGGATTCTTGGATTTGGAGCGTGTCTTTTAATGTTGAAATAAGCGTTGCGCCAATATCAGCAGGTAGCACCCCGCTGGCTATTAACTTGATTAGGTTGTTGGCATTTTCGACTGATGATAATTTTTCATCAAATTTAAATGAGACAAGCTCGGAAGATGGTTTGTCATTCAGCCCCAAATCGCGCGCTATGATGTTTGGGTTGAGTAGGTCGGCGGCGGCTCCGGTGAACTTCTGTTCGCGTATAATGCACTCCACTTCGCGTATGACTGCGCAGAAATCTTTATCCTCGCAGTCCCGCCATCTCCGCCAAGTATCCATGCTGATACCAAGAAATATGCACAACCCGTTGATTGTCATAGCTCGCATTTTGGGTACGCTCTCAACCCAGCTTGCGCCTTGAAATGCAAACGGCTTAGCCTCCATGAGCGGGTTATTATCAACCCACTCGAAATACTCATGGCACGAATCCATGAGCACTTTCGGGCACGATATAATCCTATCTCGCCCATGCGAAGCTCTGGCTTTCCAAAACTGATTACCACTTGGGGCAGGCATAAAATCACAATCTCTTGACAATTAAACAGCTAAAAGTATAGCCGATTGTCAAGCATAAAAAAAGCCGCAACAGCGGCTAGTTTCTGAGTGCTAATAATATCAGCATTATTGCGATGACTGCGAGCGGAAATTGAAACGCTAAAACAATCACCGCTATCACTATCAACACAAACACGATGCAGATTTGCGGCTTCTAACCTATCTTCTACATCGCTGCAAAATGCGCTAACTGTATCAAATTCATAATAATTTGGCAGCTCAACAACCAGCGCGGCGCGTGAGGCTTGCCAGCCTGCCCACGATGCTGCAGTGTAGCAATTTAAATATGAACCATCGTATTTTGCGACATCCCATTCATTTTCAGCGGCCCACGCCTCAAACTCTTTTTGTGATTGGTTCATACTAAACATCCCTATGAGCTTCAGCAAACGCCTCTGCCGGACTTAAATCAAAGTCGTACATTTCTCGCCAATCTGCCCAGCCTTGCCAGCCATTTGTGAACTCGCAATGACGTTTAATGTAAAGCCATAATCGGAACTTCCAGAGTAAGAATTTCACACCTCACCAGCCTTAACGCGCTCAGCGTGGTGCATCAATAAGCCGCAAGCCGGATTGGCAAGGTGCGGGTAATTAGAGTGCAGCCAATCAGCAGACTTTGCTATAACCTCTGCCTTGATTTGGTTTAGGCATTGGGCTGGCAGCGACTCAAGCGCTTCAGCAGCTCTGTCTAATGGTTCTTGAGGAAATGATTCCCAAGAATCGCAGCGCTGCGCGACTTGTATTAACTCGTTAAAATGCGATTTGACGTATTCAACCTGAGCCGCCAGCTCTTGGCGACTGACAATCCCGAGCCGCTTTGATTTTTTATTTTCTGCAATCTCGGAGCAGTACATTGCGTGATCGCCAAGATAATTCTTATCAGTGTTGCAATCGGTTTTTTCATGGTGTTTTGCACCGTCAAGAAAACCATCGTAATAACCATCACCAAACGCATCAGCCACCTGCACCAAAAGCTCTGCTTTTTCGCGCTCAAGCTCTGCAATGCGTTGCTGCATGCGCTCAATGTCGCCAGCGGTTAATGTGGCAGCCCCGTTGTTATAGATGCTCATTCAATCTCTCCCGTTTTTAAAATGCCAAATAAGTTCGTCGTAGTATTCAAGAAGCAAGTCAATGCGTGCTGGCGGAATGTTAAAAAGTGTATGCAGCAGTGGGTGCGCTGTGTTTGCTCTTGATATGCGGATTTTCATGACTCCCTCCCATTTTTTACCCACTCCGCATAGCCATCATCAAACTGCTCAGCAGGCGACTTAACCCGCTTGTGGTCAGGATTGGCGCGACTGAATGCTTCGTCTAGCTCTCGCACAACTCGTTCCACGCTGCATGGCGTTAGTGGCGTTAATTTCCAAGCGCCTTGGTTGCTCATATTGATACCTCTACCAAAAACGCCACAATACCACTACTTTGCCGGATTACAGATTAGACCAGTTAGTCAAAAAGGTCTGGCTGGTCTGTTGCGAATGCCTCGCATGACTCTGTGCAGCCACCCGATTCTTTGCGTTTCATGCTGCGTATTGAATCGTAGATTTCTTCGCGTGAGTGCAGGGAGAATTTTGCAATGATTGACTCTATCGTATTGCTGCCGCGATACATAACGCCTTTCTTAATGTGTTGCGTGTATGTCTCAACGAATAAACCATCCGTCTTCTTTTCTTTTGGCTGGCTTAATCTGTCGCTTCCAGCCTCTATCGCTGCAACCCAATCAGCCGCTAATTCTGGCTCATCGCGCGCGGCTAGTGCTAATTTATTGATTGATTTCTTGATGCAAAAAACACAGTTACCTAAATGCTCTTGGATTTCTAAATCAAAATGACTCCAATAATGCACCTTGCATGAACTTAATTTGAATCTAACTTTTTTATTTTTGGTGTGTATTTTTGACATTCTAAATTTAGAGTTAACCCAAAAATCCAGGACATCATCTTTTTCAAAGTCTGTAATTTCTGCCATGTATCGTATTTTTGGGTTTCTGCCAATCTTTAATCTGCGAGGCTCGTCTGCGCGGATGCCTAGCCAAGTTATGTAATTACCCTTGCCATACTTATCATCGCAGTATTTATCATGGGTTTCTTCTTTCATACGACTAGTACACCAAGCTGACATAACTGTTGGCGCGCCATATTTGCGCATCAGTTGCGCAAACGGCCCGTTAACCATATCGTGCTTGCACTCTTCGATTGAAGCAACTTTGTAAGTGTGTCCGGTGCCCACAGGTTGATTAAAATCGCCTTGCAAACAAGTAAGCTCAACCCCAAAATGCTCAACGCACTTCTTGATAAATTCGTATGTTTTTGGATGTTCAGCGCCTGTATCCATGAAAATATATTCGACTGGCTCAGTCCATTCGCCAGACTTTCGCATTGATTCGATAAGGTGAACAAGATAGGCGGACGTTCTTCCGCCCGAAAAGGAAACTACGTGGTTCATATTGGCTCCTATTAAAAATGGAGCCATATCTCTATGGCGAGTAAGGTTCTAGCGCGGAATTTAATTATATCAATAAATCTTTTAGTTTTCCAATCAGTTCATCTTCTTTTTCATCATCAGCAAACTGCGGCGGAACAGGTAGCGCAACCCAAGACGCATCAACCACTTGCGCTTTACAGTTGTCAATCATCGCCTGATGATTGACGCGCAGCCAGTCTGTTAGGTCGCTGTGCCGATAAGCTGCTGCTAATCGGTGCCATTCAACAACGGTCTTTTCCTTGCCGTTTGACTCAAGCGCGTGAACAGCCAGCAATACACCCTATTTCAGCGCCGTGCGGTCAAGCGCTGCTGCAACTGACTGCGTGATTGGTTCGTGCTTGCCTGTTTTTAGGTTAAGCGTGTCAATGCCTTTTTCATGCTCGGATAGGCGCATTCGCAGCGCCAAGCCTTTGAGGGCAATGACTGATTGCGTGATTAGGCGTTTGGTTGGGTTGTGGCGCTTTCTGGTCATTTTCTGCCCTGCACTGCCCAGCAGCCAAGCGAGCAAACGAAAAGCAACACAGATACTGAAAAATCAAGCTGCAACTTTTCCCCCCTGACAAATGGGTCTGCACCGCCTAGCCATGTCAAGATAAATGGTAAGCTTGCTACCAAAATACAGATAAAAGCCGTATTCATTAACTTAATCACAACTCCACCCCCTGCAATCGCGCCAGCGCCAACTTGTCAGCATGGTCACTCAACCACTGCTCAGCATAAGCGTGCAAGACTGCCCCGCAGTCAGACCCAGTTAAAAACGCTTCAGTAATCGCCTGACAGATTTTCTCGTCTAGGCTTGCGTCGCACTCGATTTCCCGCTGATAATCAGAAATACGCAATCCTGAGCGTATTTGTGAGGCCAATGCTGCGTGCTTGGCTTCGTAGGCGGCTTGCTGTTCTGCAGAGTGGTCGTGGCAGCGCCAGTTGTCGTATGCGGTCATTTTGTCACCTTTAGAATAACCTTGAATGCGTCAGCCTGTTCTGCAAGATTCATTAGCGCATCATCAGCAAGCTTTCCTCGCAAGTGGTGCGATAAGAACCCTACAGTGTGCTGCGCTTGAGTTAATGCGTTTCTCAGGATTTCGGCGTTTTCTTCCAACTCATCCAACCGCTCGGCAGCCTCCAAAATAGCCGCATTCGCCACTCCATCAGGTGACTCGATATCGTTTGCCAGTTGCCGCATCGCTGCGGCTAGGGTTTTTGTTGGGGCTTTCATAGCTTACTCCATAAATCTAAATCTCTAACTCGCTCTTTCAGTGCGTCATACTTAGCCATCCCGACTGTTTCAGACTCAAGAGCAGCAAGCAGGGCGGAAAATGGGTTTCTACTTGTAAATGATTTATTCGCCACGCTCACAGAAAAGAAAAACCCATGTTCAAATCCGATATGCAAATTGATCTCTATGTAAATTTGCAAATCGTCAGGGTTTGTTGCCCATGCCGATGTGATTATCGCGCTCATTCGGTATAAATTAAATTTCATTTTTCAGTCTCCGGTGGTTGTGGCAATTGCATCCAGTGCGTTATTTTGCGCCTGACAATAACCCACTTCCCGCCAATATATACATTTACCTTACCAGAAATTCTCATTCCAAATTCATAGTCGCCAGCAAGCCACACAAGAACAAGCCGCTCAGGGACTCTTTCTTTTTCAACACTAATCCACTCGCTCATGCTTCACCTCGTGCTTTTTCCAATAACGCTTCTATTCTTTTTGCCAGCTCACAGTTTCCAAAGCCGCCAACTTCCAGCAATCCATCTGAGATTTCATCAAGCAGAGCGTACATATTCGGAGCCGCTGCGATTAGCTTGGCGTTGCTTTCGCTCTCAGTGTATTCAGTGTCTGTTATGCTGGATGTGGCAATAAATTTTTCTCCGCAATAAACGAGACGACCACTGCTTCTCCAGCCGCCCTTGGTAAATTTCGTTTCACTCATAATTCATTAGTCCTCAAATAACCACGCTCATCAACATAAAACACACCATCTGCAATCAGACGCTTGGCTATCTCGCGGGTGTTCGGTCGCAGCTCGCTCAGCTTGACGTAGCCGTGTTTTATGCGTTGTTTTAGTTGATAGTGTAGGCCGCTCATTTTATCCCCCAGTACGCATTGCTAACCTGTTCACAGTCTTTGAATATTTTCTCACCTTGCCGCCCTTCACTCTCAAGCATTGACAGCAATTCATCCAAAGCATTCGCAAGCGCATCGACATGATTGATGGCGTGGGCCGTGTGTTTTGCAGCAATTCTTGATGGAAATTCAGCAATCAGCCCCCCACAATCATCATGCAGCCCATCATCGTTCCCAACCGGAACATTGACTGGCAAATCAAAAATCTCACTCATCTTTTTCATTGCTACTTCTCCAGCTCTGCAAGTAAGGCATCAGCCGCCGTAACTGCGTCAGACGCAATGTTTTTAAAATGACCTCCATGCTCTGGCATTGTGGCGGCGTTTGCCATAATCCCCTGCATAGCCGCCATAGCAAACATCTCGCGCTTTGTTAAGCCGCTAACCATAGATTGTGTATCAGTAATATACCCATCTGCATCAACGCAGCTTACTGGCATTGCTGGCAAATTTGCGTTAGCGGTCATTGGTTGCGCTCCGAGTAGTTTCCAATCTGTGCCATTAAAAAACGTGCATCCTGAGTCAAATTGTTATCATCTGTTATTGCCTGCAGTTGAAGGCAATCTAAGTGCCCAGCTAACGCTGCTAGCTCGTTCAGCATTTCAACTTGCTCACCTGAGTTCATACTCCAGATTAATTCTGCCATTTCTTTAGGTGTTGGTGTTACTTCCACAGGTTGTTGTCTCAGTATTGCTTTCATATTTCATCTCCATAAAACCCAATACTACCACCAGCAAACAACGCTAGTGGTCTGATGAGCCAGTTAGCGACTGGCGGCGCGTGGTTGTTATTCAGCTTCAACATACATTAACTCTGAAGTCATGTTTGCCTCAAAAAGGTAGTTGTTGCACCAACGCTGGTAAATCTCAGGCCACACGCCGTCAGTGTCGGTTACAGTCAGAATTAAATCACCTGAGCTATTGTCAGGAAAAGGCAAGCTTCCGGAACTCTTTCCTTCTAATTTAATGTTAAATGTTCCGCTATCCAGTGAGACATGCCTGCGATACGGGTTTCTGCAAATGCAACAGTCAATGCCGTTAAGCCCTGAAAGCTCACCTTTGATTATGAAATCAATTATGGCGTCAGCAACCACTTGACTTGAAATCAAGCTGCAAAGCTCTTTTTTCACCGCCTCAACCCACCCAGTTGATAGGGTTAATTCCAATTCTGAAAAATCTGTTCTTTTCACTTATCTATTCCTTCCGCTACTCGCCGCACCATGCCGCGATTCGATAAACCAAGTATAAGCGCAATTGATTGCGCTTGTGTAGTTATTTTTTACTGGTCGGAGGAGTGTGATTTTATTTTCGATTTGTACTCTGCGATTAATTCTTTTATTTCCTCGACGGTGAGCTTTAGCGGATCGTGTTTTCCTTCCAGCCATTCGACCTTATCAAGCCCGATCCGGTTTATTAGCTCAATGCGGTATGGCACCAAGTTACCTGACAAAAAGTTGTTACAGGTGGCGCAGCTTGCATGGCAATTAAACACGTTAAACGCAAGCTCAGGATGCGCGCCACGGCTTTTGTAATGGCTAGCGTGTCTTTGGTGGTCATCACCATCAGGACGCCCGCAACTAACGCATAGCTTGCCAGAATCGCGCAGTCTGATAAAACGATTAAACACAACCTGCAAATCTTTCAGCCAATCGCTGCGACTCTTTAGCGCAACCTTACGCCGCCGAGTCTCTGCGTTAAACTCCCTTTGCTTTTTTGCTGACGACTTTTCCTTTGCAACAATCGCAAACTGATAAGCGCACTCAGTATCGCAAAACGTGTGCAGGCCAAATCTGTTACTTGCTGACTTTCGGCATTGTTTGCACTTAGTCATTTTTTCCGCCATAAATTTCAAACCAAAAAACAACAGGCTTTGCAACTTCTTCAATCAGCCCAAACCTTTCAGCGACACGAAAATTTCCAGAGTACGCCCGCGCCCGAGAAACTTGCGCTTGAATCTCAGACCTGAATTGCTCAATCGTCCAAACGGTTTTAAACAAGTTGCATGGCGGGAAGTTGCATGGCGGGCATGCCGGAAAATAATTGTCCTCTCGTTCATTTTCTGGCCTATCCATCCCGGTATCTGCCTGACTGTTCCTGTAAATCGCTTTCACATGGTCAGCATGCCATTTATCGCCAAGCTCGCAGCCGCAGTAAGCGCATCTTCCGCCAAACTTTTGCTTTAACTCTGCCCTTTGTTTTTTGCTTAATGACATTACTCAAACCTCAACAATTCTTGCGCCAATTCATTCAAATCGCCAAAGCAGCGCGATAAGCATAAGTCCCAGCAGATCGCTAAAACCGCCCGATACAAATCATCGAAAGCAACCTGGTCCATGTTGGCAAAGCTGATTGACTTGGCGACCTTCTTTGGCCCCGCCGGAGTCGACACCAGCTCAAAAAATCCAGCGGCTACCGTAATGTGTTGACGGAAGCTGTCAAAATCACGCTCCAGCGACAAGCCAGCGCGCTTTCGCTCTAACTCCGCGACAAAGTTGCCAGCCAATACGCTGACAGCCTCAGAATCGACGCCAGAGCGCTTTAGATAATCCGCCAGCTTATCAACAGTCTCTTTTTCGATGTTGCTAACCATCGTTTCTGGCTCCCAGTACGAAAATGCCAGGTTCAGCAGCGCGAAAAACTTTCTATGCCTCAACTGATCACGCGGCGCGGTAACTTCTGCCCGGTAAACCGTTCCGGCTTTCATCTTGCGCAGGCGCTCGCCGTCTTCGTCATAGGCGGGCCTGAGCGAGTTGCCGACTTTTACTAAGTTTATTTCAGCCATTAGTCAGTCCACTTTGGGTTAAAAAATACCATTACAAAAGTGCCGATAAATAACAGCATTGAAGACAAACAGGCCGTTTTAAGTGATTCAGATCTGACAAATTCACGGCCGCCAATCCAGTAAAGAAACATGATTGCAGCAACAGGAACAAGCCCAACAATTAAACTAACAAAAAATCTTTTCATCATCCTCTCCTAACAATTTTATAAGCCTTCACCGGCGAACTAAGGTTTTTCGCAAATCTGGCGCAAATCGTATATTGCCGATAGTTGGCCAGAATAACCCGCACAAGCTGCATCGGCGGTTCTGGGATCTCGTTGTTGGTTACTGGTGTAAAGCTCATTGGTCAAACCTCTTGTAAGTTTTCTTTGGTTGATCTTCTGCTTTTGGCGATGGCAATCTGGTTGTGTCTGCAAACCTGTTCAAATGCAATTCAGGCTGCAAGTGGGTTTCGCCGATCGGACCATTGCGCTGCTTGGCAATCAAAACCTCTGTCAGAGAATGCGCGCCTCGATCGCCCTCGTAATCTTCGTCATGCAAAAACATGCCTATATCACAATCCTGCTCCAAGCTTCCGGAGTCGCGTAAATCTTCCAGCGTTGGCTTTGCGCCCTTGATCCGCTTTAGTTGCGACAATGCAATGACCGCGCATCCTATTTCTTTGGCCATCTCTTTTAGTCCGGCGGATATTGAGCCAACCTTGATGTTTTGGTTTTCCCCGTCACCTTTTGCAATTTGAATGTAATCAACCAAAATTAAAGCTATTTCGCCATGCTTCATTTTTACCCGTTTAGCCTTAGCTCTCATTTGCGAAATGTGCAAACCGCCGCGGTCGTCAATCAAAAAGTTTCCAGCATTGGCAGTGATTATTCTCATAGCCTCCGAAATTCCGCCAGCCATCTTATCGTCAGTTAGCGCTGAACCATTTCTAATAGCTGCGGCAGGAACTGAACCGAGACGGGACATTGATCGCTGCATTAGCTGCTTTTTTGGCATTTCAAGCGAGAAAAATAAAACCCTGCCGCGCTTTTCGTTCAGGTAAGCGACGTTTTCTGCGATGTTCATTGCTAGTGTAGTTTTCCCCATTGATGGGCGAGCAGCCAAAATCATGAAGTCGCCAGGCTCAAGCGCAGGAATTAGCCGATCAAGGTTTTCAAAGCCTGTTTTATATCCGTTAACTTTGCAGCCATTGATCAAGGCGTTATTCATATCATCCAAAACTTCGCTCAAGACGTCAGAAGCACATACGGCATCAGCGCCAGTGGCAGAGCTTTGACCAATGACAGAAAGTGTCTGCATTGCTTTTGAAAGCCTTTCGTCAGGGTCTCCGCTGTCATTGATTTGCTCAGCAGTGTTTAGGCATGCAGTGTAAGCCGCCCTCAACACTGAAGATTGTTTAACCAGCTCAGCATACCTTTTCAAGTTGGCTTGGCTTGGCGTTTCACTACCCATCGAAGCAACAGCGTGAAAATCAAGGTTTAGGCCGTGAGAATCAATGTGATCAGTGACCGTGATTATATCTATCGGGTTGCTTGACTGGCTAACCGCTGCAATTGCTTTCCAAGCAATTCGCGTTTCTCGGAAATAGAAATCAGTTTCTTGCAGCAAATCGAGCGCAAAAGTTGCTGCATCGCTTGCGCCGTTAATCATGATAGCGCCTATTACTGAACGCTCAGCCATTAGATTTGTTAGAGTCTCCATGTTATTGACCATTTTCAGCTAACCACTCTGCTTTAAATTTTTGCATAAATTCTGGGTTATCTTCCCAGCGTTTGTTATGAATGTAAGTTGCTGCATGCAGCGCGTCATATCCGACCACTTGACGCTCTCGGCAGTCCATATAGTAAGCCAGCATCAAGTTCATCCAAAATCGCGCCTGACCTTCTGCCTTGCCTTTCAGGAATGATTTAAACTTTGCTAACGCTTTTTGCTTGCCTTGTTTTGTTGGGTAGTGCTTCCAGAACTTCTCGAACAATTCTGATAAAAAATCTGTCTTTTGCTCACTAGGAGATTCGTCAGAATCGACAAGATCTTTTTCTCTTTTCTTATCTATTCTTATCTTATCTTGCATGACGTAGCCTGACGTCATCATGACGTAATCAAGTGAAATACTGTCGTAAATCTCTTTTTCTGGCTTAAACCATTCGTTAACAATTTTTAAGTGATTGAATTTTCTGTGCAATTCAGTTTCCAATTCAACGCAGTTTTCTGACTGAATCTTATGTATCATTTGCAAGTTAAACCCGACATTTTCATCAAGCTTTGAAATTTCACTAAGTCGCGCCGCTGGGTTTTTAGACCTGCCAATCTTTAAAGCTATCACGCTATTTGTGCTATCTCTTTTTTCTATAAAATAAACATACCCGTCAAGCCGGGTATTGTTTAAATTTAAAAGCCCAATAGTCTTGCGCATTTCAATATTGCTCGTCATGGATTTGTCTAATCTCTTTGCCATCTTCAAGCAAGTGATCACGCCATTGACGTTTTCAAACAAGCCAACATTTACAAAGTACCGCATCATTTCCTCAACTTTTTGCGGAGTGCAGCCAACGTTGCGAGCAATTACCCTTGCATCGTGCTCAAGTTCAAAAGTTACGTTATCACTATCAACTTTCCCTGCTATCAACTCTAAGCAGTGCCAATAGAGTCCGTAACCTTCCAGTCCGTAATCCAACAAAACATTTTGTAGCTTGTTGTCTTGGCTGGCGTCGCTATCGTGCTTAAACCATTTCATGTATAATTACCTTTCGACTTATTGAAATTTGCCTCGCCGCCAGCGGGGCTTTTTTATTTTTAAAGGGACACTTCTGTGCCATTAAGACAGCGCAAAGTTGCGCGATCCTATTTCCAGCTCTGCAAGTAATCAGATAAAGCTTTTACCGTGCTATATGCCGGATCCCGACCTTCTTCATTCATCAACTTAACCAGTGTGTGGTAGTTAACGCCTGATGCCTGAGATACAGCGCGCAGGTTGCTGTGTTTTAGTCTGTCTTTAATTTGCTCTAGTGTTAGCACGTAAGTTTTCCTTATTTCGCATTTAAGTATTGACATGGTATGTGTCTTATACGAAACTGTCAATCACCAAATCAACAAAGTGAGAATGAATATGTGTGATGTAGAAATGCCGCAGGCTTTTACCAAAAAAATCAGACGTTCAAGGAAAGAACACAAGTGCTGCGAGTGCAAGCAAGTGATCAAAGTTGGTTCTGAATACGAGTATTGCAGCGGCATCTGGGAAGGTCAGCCAGATAGTTTTAAAACTTGCGCTTCATGTGCTGACGTTCGCGATCATTACATTTCAGAGCATAAAGAGCCAATCGGCTTTGGTGATTTAGCTAACAATGTCAGTGAATGTTTTTGCACTGGTTATGGCCCGAAAGAATATGCAGAATCAGCAGGCTTTGAAACTGACCAGATTATGGTTTTCTTTCCTGATTATTATGAGGATTGATAATTGACAAAGCATATCAGTAACCCGCCACCACCAGTGGCGCAAAAACCACCAAATCAACAAGGCGAGGAAAATATGAAAAACGGAGACTTACCGGCAATGCCAACCATTTATGCTGACATGGCAACTAATGGTCAAAGGGAAATTTATTGCGATCAAACAGGCGTAACAAAGCGGGAGCAGTTCGCAATGGCAGCTATGCAGGGGTTGTTGGCTTCTGGCGCAACATATAAAGGAAGTACAACAAATCGACATCTATTGGCGGCTGACGCTGTGGCGCATGCTGACGCATTACTGGTAGAGCTTGGTAGAGAAAATAATCATGGTTAAAAAACTTGTTTGCGGTGTGGGGGTTAATGATTCTGATGATAGTTTGTCAATCACAAGAAAAATTAACGGAAAAAGAATTGTTGTTTGGCAGTGCCCGTTTTATTCGAGATGGCTGTACATGCTGCAGAGATGTTACTCATTATCATTCCAAAAAAGAAGGCCAACTTATATTGGCTGCTCAGTTTGTGATGAGTGGTTGACTTTTAGCAACTTCAAGGCGTGGATGGAAAATCAAGACTGGAATGGAAAGGATCTTGATAAAGATTTGCTTGTGGCCGGAAATAAAGTTTACAGCCAAGAAACTTGCGCTTTTGTAGATAATGCGACCAATTCATTTCTTGGTGACAAGAAAAATATAAACGGCTTGCTTATTGGAGTATCTATTTTTAAGAGGGACTCTAGCTATAAGGCTCAGATACAAAATCCATTTACAAATAAAAATGAGCATATTGGTTATTTTTCTACTGAGCTTGCAGCGCACCTTGCTTGGAGAAAGCGCAAGAATGAGCTGTCTTGCCAGTTGGCTGAATTACAGGCGGATGTTCGAGTGCGTCAAGCGCTTTTAGTGAGGTACAAATGAAACCCTTCACCATGCCAGACTGGACAAAGAAAATGCCGGACAACGCCTTTCTGAACTCGAAAGAAGTTGCAGTTATTTTTGGCTATAGCGACCGCTGCAATATCAGTCAGCGCGTTAAAGATGGATTGGTCCCGGCGCCGGACCAGCAAACCAGCGCCAAGACTGTTTTTAAATGCAATCGCCTTGGCTGGTCATTGGGTGGGTTGCGGAAATTGGAGAAAGAGCATGCAGCAAATAGCAAGTGATGGCGTGCAGCTTTGGCGTCCAGATGATTTAGTTTTTTACTTTTATAGCGCAGAAACAGAGCCTGAAGATGTATGCGTGGCGGTTGATGTGTCGAATAACGCAATATTAAAAATGATGGAGAAAGGCGATGAATAAGCAAAGTTTGATTGAAAAGGCTGTTATTGATCAGCGCGGTTCATGGAAGTACGAAAGCAAAAACCAAATATTGGTTTGTCGAAAAGAAGCTCAGGAATTTAGCAAGGGTGATTTTTGTTACGCGCATTCCGATCAGATTACGCTGGATGGAAAGGTTAAATCCGATCCGTATTGGGAGCTGGTTTGCACCCGCGAAGAATTCAACGCCACGGCTGACCGGATGCGCGGAAAGCCGGATTGGAAAGATGCGCCTGAATGGGCGAAGTGGCTTGCACAAGATGGCAATGGCAGCTGGTGGTTCTATGAGGTCAAGGTGACGCATAATGGTGATTCTTTTGTGAATCCAGCTTGCAGAGGAAATGAAAAGGCCGCAGTCGGAAAGGTTATAGGTGATTGGCGCAAAACGCTAGAGCGGCGGCCAGAGCAGAAGCCTGAGCCGGTTGCCAAAAACTGGTTTGATGCTGGAGAGCTGCCGCCGGTCGGGACTGTTTGTGAAATCCTATCCTCAATAGGCTGGGTAGAGTGTGAAATTAAAGCTCATGGCAACTGCCGGGATAATGGCAAGGTTGCTTTCTGGCAAGCTAGTCATGATTGCGGGTGTTATTACACGCCCACAAGATTCAGGCCAATCAAAACCGACAAGGAAAAGGCGATTGAAGCGGCTCAGCAGGCCATAGCAAGCGCGCACTTAGTTGTGTGGAATGATACGCTGTTAGCGCTTTACGATGCCGGGTTGCTCCGGCTTCCGGATCAAAAATGAACTACCAACCAAAAGGCAGCCAGTGCGCTGCCTGCACCAAAAAAGCTGACGATTGCAGTAAATTGCCGTTTTTTATGATGCGAAAGCACGAGGTGGCCGGCAGTGTGGTCGTTGTTATTTGTTCTGAGTTTAAGAAGGTGGAAAATAGATGTGATTAAAACCAGAAGTGGGCATACTGTTGAATCTTCCGTGCTGCAAGGAAAATTCTACAGCAATGCGCTTGATAAGTGCATTGCTGTTAGGTTACTCAAGCAAAGTGCTGGCATGCTGTACTACATTATCACGCCAGAATCTGCCGAAAATACGGAAGGGCAGGTTCCCATTATTGCCGAAGCCTGCATTCGCAGCACGAGGAAATCAATTTCAGTTGGCAGCTATTTTTATGTGAATCGGCGAGAGATCACTGACGAATTGCTATATTTTTTCGATCTTATGGAAAAATCAACTGAGCAAATAAAAAATCCGGACTAACCGGCTTTAGCCTTGCGCTTGGCTTTGCAGTGCTCCTGCATTGCCTTGCGTAGCTCCGGACTATCGCGCTTGTGCGGCTCGTAGACCGATAAATCAACCTGCAACAGACCGTCAGTAACATGTTGCAACTCAAACGCCACACCACGCGGCACGGTCTTACCCCAGTTGGTCACTGAACCACAGCCTAAACCAAGCATTCTGGCAGTTGCCCGATTGCCGCCCTTGCCGTCACCATTGACACTAAAAAACTTCAAAACAGTTTCTGTCAACATAATAAACCCTCACTAATAAGTTATTCACAGTCTAAAGCAGGTCGTCGCTTTAGTCAATTAACGGCATTTATTCATAATTTAAAGCGGTTACTGTTGACGGATTCGCTTTATTTGCTAAACTGTGTTTGCAGTTAACAAACAGCTTGGAATCGAAATGAACTTAGAAATTGATACCGCCGCAGATAAAGCCGCAGATATGGAAGCCAAGCGTCAATGCGCAATTGACCACGTTTGGCAAAGCATTAACTGGCAACATCATCCGGAATTGCTGGAAATGATCACCCAGCGTCAAGAGTTTGATGATAGTTTTATGCGATACCTAAAAGGCGACTTTAGCCACTTCAATGCGCTATGCGATGAAGCGAAAGAATTCATTGTAATTCAGCAAGCAGAAAAGCTGCTGGCAGATCAGGCTTAACAAATGCGCCTTCGGGCGCTGAGGTGTTTATGAGTGATTTAATTTCTTGGGTAAAGGGTGTTGAGCCTGAGTGCATCCAGCTGGCATCAGCGCATAACGCTGTCAGCATTCAAGCTGAAATGAACTATGCGATCCAGCTGCTGACAGCAAGCCAGTATGCAGCAGGCATTGCAGTTAAAAACCCTGTGTCAGTGCAAAACGCTTTGCGTAATGCCTCAGCAATCGGCATCAGTTTAAACCCAGCAAACAAGCATGCTTACTTGGTGCCGCGATCTGGCGCAATCTGCCTTGATATTAGCTATATGGGACTGATGCACTTAGCTCAATCAACTGGATCCATTGAATGGGGTCAGGCAAAGCTTGTTTATGAAGCTGACACTTATGCAAATCAGGGTATTGATAAAGCGCCACTGCATCAATATCCGGCATTCGGTCAGCGTGGCGCGATAGTTGGCGTTTATTGCGTTGTCAAAACGGCATCAGGCGATTATCTGACTGAGGAAAT